CCGGTAACGGTTCCGGTGACGGTGACGGTGACGGTTCCGGTTCCGGTGGCGGTTCCGGTGACGGTGACGGTTACGGTGACGGCTACGAAATATAAATAACGTGGGCAGAATGGGCCGTGGCAGCGGTAAAAGCATCAGGTGGGAGTCCTGTTTAATTGGCCAAGCACAACCACGCGCAGTTGTCAAGGGACAAGCGATTCCATTTTGCTCACAAATAAACATGGCGGGGACAGCACGGCGCACTGTGTTTCCGGCAATTCGCCAGCCGGATGACCCGCCGTTAAAAAAGAAGGAGAGAGATGACATGGATTGTAAAAATTGTAAAAACTATGCTCCAGTTGAAAAAAAGCCTCCGTGGAAGCCAAAGGTGGGAGATAAAGTCCACTGGGATGGAGTCTTTGTGTATGAAGATGGCAGCACAGACCAACATCCACCGGGGGACTTTATTCTTGTTAGAAGCCCGAAAACTGTGAGTCCGAGCTACACGGTTGGGTATTGTTTCAAGAACGATTGCTGGACGACGCTCGAGCACATTTCGCCGATCCCAGAAGAAAAGCAGAGATGGAACGCTGGTGATTATGCCTATACAAAAAAATATGGGATAGCCAAAATATCTAGCATATGTGCAGATGGTGCTTATGCTGTTGTCCTTTTAGAGGACGGGAATAAAATGTGTGTTGTTATGATTGATTCTTTACGTCCGCTAACCGATGCGGATTGGACAGGGGATATTGACGGCGTGAAAGTGCGGGCATATGCGGATAGGGATGGCTACCCTCATATACATATACACGATACCTTTATGTGTTTTTATGGCACTGCTGATATGCAGAGAATTGGCAAAGCGATATGTAGTCGTTTTAATATCCCGATAATGCCAGATGAACTCTCAAAGGGCATATTTAAATCCCCGGAATAAGGAGGAACAACATAATGGCCGGAATCCGCATTGATGAAACAGATACTATTGACTGTCCAGAATGGCAGGAATACATAGACACAAGATGGAGAAAGTAGCGAATTATGATTAGATGGTACACTGAAATCTACGCATCGATGCTGGACGATCCGGTACTAATGGTATGCATAGCCGGTGTTGCGATATTCGGCGGAATAGCGATCGGGATAGCGATTGTTTGGGGATGGTATGACCGATCGTGATATGATATAATTTATTGATATAAGGAAAATACTATATGTCTGAAAAATCATATCAGGAACAAGTAAAATATGAATTATCACAAAATGGATATACACTATTCCGCAATAACGTCGGGCTGGCAAAACTCGTAGACGGAAGACGTATTCGTTTCGGACTATTTCCCGGAAGCTCTGATTTGATCGGATGGAAGACGATCACCGTAACGCCGGATATGGTAGGGCAGAAAATAGCTGTTTTCACCGCAATCGAAGTGAAATCGAAACGGGGAAAAACATCCTGCAAGCAGCAGAATTTTATCGATGTTGTCCGGCGGGCCGGTGGTATCGCTGAAATCATGAAAGAAGGGTAACATGAACGATATCGGACCGTTCGAGCTGAACAAGATTTACAATATGGATTGCCTTCAAGCCATGAAGTTGATGCCGGACGAGTGTGTAAACATGGTGCTGACTGATCCGCCGTACAATGCCAGTAATTCAGGCATAAAGTTCGGTGATTATACTACTGTTAAGGAAAAATGGGATCAAGATTTCGAGCCAAAATATTTTTTTGACATAGCATTTAATAAAATAAAACCCGGTGGTTCAATAATTGCCTTTTGCTCATATCACACATTAGGGCAATATTTATCATATAAAACCCCACAGCAAATCATACATTGGGAGCATATCACGGCATTACCTGCGGTGGCAAAAGTTTATACACCTGTTGTAGAATATGCGGTATGGTATACTACACCGCGATATACGTTTAATAAAAGGTTTGCAAAAACCAATGTATTGAGAAATAAAAAAGCATATATGGTTGATCATAAAACAGAACACCCAACCCAAAAACCTTCTGATTTAATAATGGACTTGTTGGCTGTTCATACACAACCAGGCGACACCATCCTTGACCCGTTCATAGGTTCCGGCACAACGGCGGTGGCGTGTATCAAAACTGACCGTAATTTTATCGGCTTTGAGATCGACAAGGGATATTACGACATCGCGAACAAGCGTATCGAGGCGGAGCAGGCGCAACTGAGACTGGAGTTATGACCATGAAGGATATGGATCATGAAAAAAGAATCGCAGATGGAAAAGATACAGTTAAGCCACTTTAAGAGCCTCGCAACAATCGTGAATATTGGCTATTCACTGAAATTCATCAGCGGATCAAGGACTTCCATAACAGGGTAAATAATTTATGATTATACCAGCAAACAAACTATACACAATAGGATTACGAAAGGAATATCATGAACGACTTACACAAAGAACCGGACAAATCAAAGCAACATAAGCCAGTAAAAAAGCATCCGTGGAGAACGTACAAGAAAATACTCACTGCGAAAGAGCTTGAAGATGTGCCTGTGATAACGATAAACAGTTACAGCTATGGGCGGTAATAATACTGTTGACATCCAGCATGTAACACATTATTATTCAATGGTCGAGTAAGGTCGGCAGATTTTTATGTCCCGGTCTTGTAGGAGGCCGTAAACGCGCTGACCGGTAAGGGCCGGGACTATTTAATCTATTCCATAAAACATACATCACTTAAACATTACTTAAATAGTATATCGATACATACAACCATATCTGAGGTGTTATGATGAATACGCTTTCTATCTCCGACCTTTTACCTCAATTACAATCTGCAAAAAAAACTCCTTCTGGATGGACATCTCGTTGCCCCGCTCACGAAGATAAACATAATTCACTTTCAATAACAGAAACAGACGACGGCAAGATACTATTTCACTGTCATGCCGGATGTACTTTCGACGACATCACGGCCGCGCTCGGCATCGAGAAAAAACAACTCATGGGTAACTCCGGCGGCAACGGCAACGGGAAACCTAAAAAACTCACTATATCAGACACCTACGATTATACCGATGAAAATGGCGAACTTATATATCAGGTAATACGGTTCATCCCGAAAACGTTCCGGCAACGGCGACCCGATCCACATGGCCGAGACGGCTGGACTTGGAACCTCAAAGGCATCAATCCGACATTATTCAAGCTCCCAGAACTGATAAAGGCCGTATCAGCCAACAAAGCCGTGTGTATTGTCGAGGGCGAAAAAGATGTTCTTAACCTCGCCAAAATCGGCATTACCGCAACATGTAATTCCGGGGGCGCTGGAAAGTGGCCTAAACACGAATCTAAGCGATTCGAAGGTGCAAAGGTTATCATAATACCAGATAACGATAAGCCTGGTAGAGAACATGCGCAGAACGTTGCTCATTCATTACAGCGGTATGCTGCTGAGATTAAAGTCATCGAACTTCCAGCAGTCAAGGACATTTCAGACTGGATTAAAGCAGGCGGCGATAAAAAGCAACTTACACAACTTGTTATTGATACACCGGCATGGGAACCGGAACCGGATCAGGAACCAGTTAAACATGGACAGCAATTATCATCAAAATTACCGTTTCGCCTTATCGGATATAACGATGGTTGCCATTATTATTTACCTCATGAAGACCTCCAGATTATAAGACTTTCACCGGATCAACATACACAATCTGCTTTAATAAATCTCGCTCCGTTGCAGTGGTGGGAAACCAATTTCCCTTCTAAAACCGGTCCCGATTATAGTGCAGCAAAGAACTGGCTTTTTCGTGCATCTAAAACCGTCGGAATATACGATACTCGCCGTCTCAGGGGATGCGGTACATGGTTCGATGAGGGGCGCGTTGTACAGCATTTCGGTGACCGTCTTATCGTAGATGGAAAAGAAACCGAAATACAGTCATTAAAAACGAACTTTATTTATAACGCTTCATATCCCATTGAGATTGAACGAGCTGATCCATTAGATTTTAAACAGGCAAATGAATATCTTTCTATATGCCGTATGCCATCGTGGGAGAAACAGATTTACGGAACACTATTAGCCGGATGGTGTGTTGTCGCGCCTATATGTGGGGCTTTATCATGGCGGCCTCATATATGGGTTACGGGAGCATCAGGCACTGGAAAATCATGGATAATCGATAACATAATTAAAACTGTTGTAGGCGATATAAAATTACAGGCGCAGTCAAATTCAACAGAGGCTGGAGTCAGGCAAGCTCTTGGCATAAACGCCTTTCCTGTATTATTCGATGAGGCAGAGGGAGAAGATGCGAATGCACGGCTTAGACTACAAGGGATTATAGATCTTATGAGGCAATCAAGTTCCGAGACCGGTGCACCTATTATTAAAGGAACACAGGGCGGACGTGCTATGATATTTCATATACGATCATGTTTTATGATGGCTTCTATAGGTGTAAATGTAGACCACAAAGCCGATAAATCAAGAATATCAATATTATCTCTGATGAGGCCGCATCCTAAAGACGCAATTGATATATTCGATAATATAAAAGAAGCATCAAAAATAATTACTAATCAATGGTGCGCGTCACTACGAGCAAGGACACTTAGCATAATACCAGTAATACTTGATAACGCCTTGACATTCGGAAGAGCAATCGCCTGTAGATTCAATGATCAGCGCATCGGTGATCAGCTTGGTATACTACTTGCCGGTGCATATTCTCTGACTTCAGACAGCGCAATTACAGAGAAAAAAGCTACTGAATGGATTGAAACTCAGGACTGGGAAGGAGAGGGGTTCACAAATGATGAATCTGACGAGCGTATGTGTCTAAATCACATACTAGAACACGTAATTTCTTACAATATTGATAATCAGCGTGTTGAGAAATCAACCGCAAATATAGTTCATGAAAAACCTATTGGAGCGCATGGCGAGCAAGCAATCGAGCGTATCGGAATCCGGGTTATGAATGATAATATTGTGATTTCTGACAGTCATTCAGCACTAAAATCCATACTAAAAAACACGCCATATGAGAAAAATTGGGCTAAATTCTTGCGTCGTTTACCCGAATCCGAGCAAAAAGCAGGAGTAAAATTTAACGGAATTATTAATCGAGCAACGGCAATCCCATATGATGTTGTTTTTTTAACAGGTGAAAAATAAAGGCATAATCGTGGCGAAACTGATATAATTATTATTAATTTAGTTGTTGTTTTCTGCTAAAATCTCATCAGTTTTAGCAAAGAAAAATGTTATAATTGATTTATAACCCAATTTTTTAACAGCCTTATTAATATTATTATAGTCTCTTTCTGTGATAGAAATTTGTATTGTTTTAATTTTATCCATTCTATAAATCCTTTCATGGTTTCGCCACGATTTACCTATGCAGATAATATACATATATATTTATTGTATGTCAAGTTAAATTTGCAATATCATGAAATTGTTTTAGAAATATTTTATAAAAATATTATCTTTTTTTTACCATAAATTATTAAGTTTGCATACAGGAAATTTATTTAATAACCATGAAAAATAAAAATAATTTGCATACAAAAATTATTAAAAATACTAAAAATATGCCTTATTTTGCAAACATGCAAACATGCCGCAACACAGTAAACCATAATATAAACAAACACATACGAGTTTTGTTTGCATGTTTGCAATTTTCTACGAGATATATATTACTAATATTATGTTTTTTTATAGTATATTTTGTGTTTGGTTTTTTAAATTTTTCCTTGTATGTACTATATAATATAAATAAATGCAAACAATATATATAATAATAAGTAAGTATCAATAAAAACAAGGATTTACAGGTTTGCAATTGTTTTGCAATAAGTATGCACCGTTTGCAAGTACTATGTAACTAATTGCAGGATAACAAAATAACTTTGCAAACAAAACTATTGTAATATAATATAGAATTGTGTTGACATATTTTAAAAAATAGTATTAATTATTATGAAAGGCATGGGATGAGGACAGGGTTAGCTACCTTTCAACGCCTGTACGTTGATTACTCTACCATGTAAACAAATAACCTTGCAGGAGGTAAAAAATGAAACGCAACGAATCTTATATCTATAATCACTTTGTAAAAACAGGGATAATATCAATTGATGATGATGGTTTAATTTGGCGTGAATATAAATCTGTTGGAGGACGAAGAAAACATACAATTAAAACACATGAACGCGCTGAACGTTTAATGCCAAATGGTTATATGCAGATACAGCTATATAAAGATGGAAATAGAATAACGGTGTCTTCGCACAGGCTTGTTTGGTATCATTATAATGGCACAATAATACCAGATTGTATGATAATACACCACAAAGACGAAAATAGAGCTAACAACAATATTGATAATTTGAAAGCAGTAACATTTAGTTGGCATAACAGACATCACAAAAGAATACCGTGGAATAAGGGTGAAATTATAACAAGAAGTTGTTCGAACACAAGAATAATGCCACTAAAACAAAATTTGAATAGAAAGGCTAATTGGCACAAAAAAACAGTTGAATCAAAACATGAAAATTATATTAAAAGAACGCAAAAAACATATGAATTATATAATAGCGAGCTAACCGAGCAAGAAGTTGCAAATATTTTAAATGTTTCTAGAAGAACTATATGTAAACATCTTCACGATTACAGAAAAGAGGTGATGCTAAATGACCCTAACAAGAAAAATGCCCAATGGCACCATAATTGAACTTAGTGAAGAAGAAAGAACACCTTGCGAAATATGGACAAGGGTCATGTAAGTGGGATATTATCGCCCCGTAGAGAATTTTAATGTCGGGAAAAAACAGGAACACAAAGATAGAATGTATTTTAAAGAAGAAATAAAATCTAAAGGAGATAATTAATCATGGCCCGACAAAGAAAAGTTCCTGAGACCAAAGAAAATGATGTCAAAACTCCATGCATAACCGTAAAAAAAATATTGTCCATGACTGTTATTCAACTTCGTGCATTCATTGAATCACAACAGAATCCAGAATTAGATAATATCATGGATATTTATAACCGCGAACTGTTGCAGAATAAACTTATTGAAAAGATGGGATTGTAATGTGATATGGCTCTCAAACGATATTTACAGATATTAGAAAAAATACGATTAGAGCGCGGATGTTTTTGTGAATGCTGTGGAGAACCAGCGAAACATGGACATCACATAATACCAGTATCAGAAACAAGAATACATTCTGAATTGGTATATGAACCAGCAAATATTATTATACTTTGTGATTATTGCCATGCACTCATGCACCCGTTAATCAGGAATGTATCAGATTGGAAAAAAGCAAGAAAACAGCGAGGGCAAACCCTGATCCGCCGGATTTAAGACAGCCGAAAGATATCCTTGAACGGTTGTTGAATATTGAACAACAAAGGCTTGATATTGCGGTTAGAATTGAAAATGAAAGAAATATAGTTTTTCCTGAAACAACTGTTATAATTCATGATATAATAAAACTTGATAAAACTATCAAAGAAAAAAAAGAAAACAAAAATGTAAAAGAAGAAATTCCATCGGGGAAACGTAGTTATCGTGGAACATATAAAAATGAGATTTAAGTGTTAAACGCAAAACAAAAACGATTCTGTTAAAAGTAAGAAAATATTATGGCTAAAAGAGGACTGACAAAAAAGCAACAGAGTTTTGTTGATTTGTATCTACAAAATCCAGATATGAATGCAACTGAATGTGTAAGACAATCAGAATATAACACAAAATATCCTGATAAAGTGGCAAATATTTTATTAGAGAATGTTAGAGTAGTTGAGGCAATAAGAAAAGCACAAGCGAGGAGATCGGCCAGAACAGAAATAACACAAGATATGGTTTTAAAAGAGCTTGCTAAAATTGGCTTTACTGACATGAGGAATTACACAACATGGGGTGCTAATGGTGTAATATTAAAACAATCAGATGAATTAACACCAGAACAGACAGCGGCTATTTCAGAAGTATCCGAGACAATCAGTAAAGATGGTGGTTCAATTAAATTCAAACTTCATGACAAGGTTTCAGCACTTGAAAAAATAGGTCGTCATCTCGGCATGTTTAACGATAAACTTCAGCTTGACGGTGAAGGTCTGAATATTCATGTTACCATAGAAAAGGCAGAAAAGGAATGAGTTCAGGAATTTATGCTATTGTAAATATAATTAATGGGAATCAATATATTGGGTCAGCAGTAAATATTAAAAAAAGGTGGAACTCTCATGTTTATCGATTGAACAAAGGAAATCATCATAGTAGACATTTGCAAAATGCTTATTTAAAATATGGAGTTGATAATTTCAAATTCATAGTTTTAGAGAAGTGTAAAATAAAGGAATTACTAAATATAGAACAATCATATTTAGATGAATATCATCCAGCATATAATACAAATAAAATTGCTGGGAATATGTTAGGTTATAAGTTTAGTGATGAAGTAAAAAATAGATTAATAGAGATAAGAAAAACATTTCGTCATACCGAAGAATCTAAAAAAAAGATGTCATCTATATGGAAAGGGAAACCACGGGGGAAATATTCTGAGGAACGAAAACGCAGAATGTCAGAAGGAATGAAGGGAAGAAAGATAAATGACAATCAAAGGAGAGGACTTGAAATAGGACAGTATATGAAAAAAAGTGAAGAAACAATAAAAAAAATAAGTGATGCTCAGAAGGGATATAAACCAACAGAGGAAACGCTTGAAAAACTGCGACAGGCCTGGGTGAGAAGAAAAGCGAGAATAATAAATGGATTGTAATATAAAAATAGACGCCGATATATTCAATCCTGTTTATTTGCCATACCTCGATTGCGATTCAAGGACGCAAATATTTTTTGGAGGTGCAAGCTCTGGTAAATCGGTATTTTTAGCACAACGATGCGTTTATGATTTGCTTAAAGGCGGCAGAAATTATTTGGTAATGCGAAATGTGAGCAGAAGTATTAGAACATCAATATTTAACGAAATAAAAAAGGTTATAGCTAATTGGAATGTAAGCAGTTTATTTAAAATAAATGAAACAGAAATGGAATTCACTTGTAAAAATGGCTATCAGATAATAAGTAAAGGACTTGATGATGTACAAAAAATTAAATCAATAACACCAAGAAAAGGTATAATCACTGACATATTTATAGATGAAGCAACTGAAATTAAGGCTGACGATTACCGGCAACTTACTAAACGATTACGGGGGGAAAGCAAATCAAAGAAACGCATAATATTATCATTTAATCCAATAATGAAAACACACTGGCTTTTTAAAGAATTTTTCAAAGAATTCCACGACACAGATCACAAATATAAAACTCCAGAATTATCAATATTAAAAACTACATATAGAGATAACAAGTTCCTTACCGATGAAGATCGCCAAGCGCTCATATCAGAAAAGAATGAGTATTATTTTAATGTATATTCTGAAGGTAAATGGGGAGTCCTGGGTCACCTGATATTTACGAACTGGCGGGTTGAGAACCTTGCCGGATTAAAGAATGCGTTCGGCTCATATTACAACGGCCTTGACGTTGGGTTCACGAATGATCCGACTGCACTGGCAAGATGTGCGAAAAAAGAAAAAACGATATATATCACCCATGAGATGTATGAATACGGGATGCTTGTTGACCAGATAGCGGAGCGGGTGAAGCCGATAATTCAAGATGAAGTATTGCGGGTGGACCCGACAAGTCCCAGGGTGATACAAGAATTGAAGGGCTATGGTGTAAATGCTATCGGGGCGCGTACAGGTAAAGGATCGGTTAATCATGGAATTCAGTATCTACAACAGCATGAAATCATCATCGACAGGGAATGCCAGAACGCTATAAATGAGCTTCAGGTTTATCAATGGGATACTAACAAGGATGGACAGGTCATGAACGTGCCGGTTGATAGGGATAATCACTTCATCGATGCGCTGAGGTATTCACTTAGTGGGATATCATTCATGGACAGGAAAACAGACCAGCAGCTAAGCAAGGCCGCGCTTGGATTCCGGTAAAAAAACGCTTGACAGATCAATGTATGGTGTTATATTAAAGCATAAAGTTTAATTTAAAAAGAAGGGGAATGATATGGAAAAACTATACACAGTTTATGAAATAGCTGCGATTATTGATATTGATGTGGCCACGGCAAGAAGGTATTTCCGGGAAAAGCGGTTTCCTGGTGGATTTAAAATAGGTCATGGATGGCGGCTTGGAGAAAGTGATCTCGTAAAGTGGATTGATAAGAAAAAGGGGGAGTAAATGAATGCTGAACAGATTATATTAACACCCGAATTAGCCGCAAGGTATTTAAAACAAGCATCACCGGAACATAGGAAATTATCACAGCGGGCAGTTGATTATTATGCATCTGACATGAAAAAGGGGCGGTGGGTGTTAAGTAATGACGCGATATGTTTTGACACGAATAATCTTATGATAAATGGTCAGCATAGGTGCCATGCTGTACTACTATCAAATATTGCCATCCAAGTAATGACGATTAGGGGAATGGAACCAGATTCATTCTCTATTATTGATACAGGCAAGAACAGAAACAGACGAGATGTAATAAGCATGATAGGGTGTAAAGATGCTGGTGTTATATCGGCTGTTTTGACAAACATATATTTGTACAAAAGAAACAGATTAACGATAGCATCGAATGGATATATGCAGGTAAGTAATCAAGATGTATTAGACACACACAAAGAGCATAAGGATGTATCCAATTATCTTAACTACCCAAATGATGCTAAATCGATCATATCAAAACATCATTGTATTTTTTGTAGTTATATATTCTCACATATCGATTCATCTATATCAGGCATATTCTTAGATAAATTAATACATGGTATTGGACTTGATGGAGAAAGTCCTATATTGCATCTTAGAAATCGTCTTATTACAGAAAAACAGAATAAAACACGGATGTGTTTCAATAAAAAATTAGCGCTTACGTTTCACGCATGGAATTTATTTTATTCTGATACAAAGGTAAAAAAAATACAAATGCCCAATGAGATGCCAAAGGTGCTTGGGTGTAAATTACAAGGCAGTATTTTCACGGATACTAAAGAAACGATATATCACGAGCCTACTATGAATGAGTTGTTTGATCGCATAAAAAACCCCAAGAGGTGAACCATGCAAAAGAACTGCTATAAAAAGTGCCCGTATAAGAAAATATTTGGGGCATCGAGACAGCCTCATGATTTCAATAAACCAACGTGGTATTGTGACAGGGGAAAATGCTCTACTGCGTGTTTAGATCGATATGATTTCCCTGATAATATGATATTTCTTGAAAATGACAACAAAGGCATACCATTACGGCATAAATATTGCCTTGAATATTTCGGCGAAGGCATGAATAATAAAGAAAAAATTATTAAGTGGATTAAACGCTCACCATATATATTAAAAAACAGAATCAGAAGTCTCAGATGGAAAATACAATATCGGTATTTTCCTAAAAAGCAGACTGATGAAGAGTTCGAGCTTGCATTTGATGACAGCCTTGTCAAAGAAAAGCGGCGGAAAGGATATATATCATGAAATCATATCCAAGCGAAGAACAAATTAACAATATGACCGTTATTCAAATAAGGGATTTTGTTAAAAATAATCATCCTATATGGTCGTTAAAAAGTTATAATAGAGATGAATTACGTATTGAATTTAACAAAAAATGCAGATATGCGGAAGAAGTAATGCGGACAGGTAAGATATAATAGGAGAACCACATCATGGACATAAAAGAAATACTCGCATTGCCTTTTGATAAAGCACTCGAAAACCTTACATCATATAAAACAGAGCATGACGTAGCGAAAAACCGAGATGCTTATATCGGTAAGCATTCCATTCTAACTGATCCGCAACGGGCAACTAAGACGGTTGGCGACTCACAAGAAACATCGCGCATGGTAAAATACACGAAAGAGACAATACCATTTCAGAAGCGTATCGTGAATAATGCGGTTACATTCCTGTTCGGTGAACCGGTATCTCTTGTGATGAACAACGATAAACAGGATGCGTTCGAGCTTATAAATGCTGTCTGGAAGCAGAACAAACTCAATTATTTCAACAAACGTCTGGCCCGTGACCTGTTCGTTGAATGTTCGGTCGCTGAACTATGGCATGTACCGCCGAAAGAGCCGGATAAACCGGCGCGAATAAGGGTAACGCTCCTTTCCAAGCGCGAGGGCTATACGATTTATCCGCACTTAGACGATACCGGCGATATGGACGCTTTTACAATCATGAATGAGGTCACAGGCGATGATGGAAAACCGAAAGAAATGCTTAGAATATACACCGCTGAATCGATTATAGAAGGTATTAAAGAATCCGCAGGCTGGGTGACAACTCAGACCCCGAATCTTGTTGGCAAGATACCGGTAGTGTATTACGAGCAGGACGAGCCGGAGTGGAAATCAGTTGAAACACAGATCGAACGCATGGAATATTTGGTGTCGAATTTTGCCGATACGAATGATTATTTCGGTTCACCAATAATGCAGGTAAAAGGTGTTGTCCAGAATCTTCCGAAAAAGGAAGACCCCGGGAAAATTATCGAAATATCGGCTGAACAGGATGCCGACGGTAAAATATATTATCCCGGTGGTCTGGAATATATCACATGGGAAAATGCACCGGAGGCAATCAAAGAAGAGTACAACATGCTGAAAGATATAATCTACGGCATGACGAATACGCCCGATTTGTCATTCTCAAATGTCAAGGGTATATCGAATCTGTCAGGAATTGCAATCCGGCTTATGTTCTCGGACGCGCTGTTTAAAGCGAAAGACAAGCAGGAAATTTTCGGACCGGCATTGGAACGGCGGATAAGCATAATGAAATCAATTATCGGGCTGGTTGATGTCGGAAAACGGCAGCAGTTAGAAGAGGCCGACATTGATATTATATTCAATGACGTATTGCCGGAAGACCTGAAAGAAACGATTACGGCATTGTCGCTTGCACGGGGCGGCGAGCCGATTATGAGCGAGGAATCGGCAGTTCGTATGAATCCGCTCGTAACGGACTCCGAAAAGGATATTGAGATATTGACAAATGAGAAAGCGGCGTTGAAGAGTTTCGCTGAAAGTTATGGGGTGTAAAAATGCCTGAATATAAACCGTGGTTAGGAATATCAATATGGATATTCGGCAGTGCGCTTGCCGTTTTATTGGCTATTCAAGGAATCATAACAAGAAATGAGGCATCGCTTCTTGTTTGGGTATTTTTTGCAATACCTATTGTCTGGTCATGTAATGATGGGGCGAATAATGAATAAAATTGATAAAGAACTCGATCCCGAGCAGGACAGACTTCCCGGTGAACAATGCTCTAAATGTTATTCATACGATGCGACTGAATGTGTATGTGACGAATGGGGTAAAGCTGTAGATATATTAGGCTGGTGCGAGTTATATGATGCAGCAGAGGATTATTAAATAGGGGGAGCTCGATGCAAGTCCAGTTAAAAAACAACATATTTACGGCGACACAATGGCTTAAGGACGGCGACCATCCGGCGGTAAAACATTGCACAATTCCAGAATATACAAGAGATCATTATCGTATTTATAGAACAGTTCATGATGAATTTGGCTATGATGGAGAAGAAACATACAATGAAATCAATCCCGGCGATTGGATAGTCGAGATGTTCGACGGCATACATCTTTACAGCGATGAGGAGTATAGGGAACTGTTTGCGGAATCTTGCGCAAATGAGATTGCTCATATTATTGATCTCTTGTAACAAATACATTCATGGTGTAAATCGAGCGAAATTAAAATAACACGAGACGATAACGAATGAACAGTTACGAACGCGAACACGTCCGGGACATAGCCCTGCGAAACCAGAAAATCAGTCGAGCCATTGACGGCGCAATGACTGACCTGTCGAAACGATTTCAGACAGTCAAAGGCAAACGATTTGCCAAAGTCCTGAATGACCGGTTTGCGGAATTGCAAAATCAAATAAAGACAAGCAGTGCGCAAGGTGTTCGTAACCAGTGGATGCTGGCAAACGAGATGAACAACGCCAAGATCGACGGGTATCTTGAAGGCGTGAAAGTATCGGATGAACTGGCTCAAAGTTTCCGCACTCCGAATCTGGGTGCGTTAAATGCGTTTATCGATCGGACAGAAAACGGCATGAATCTCTCGAAACGTGTTTGGCGAATGACGAACGGCACGAAGAAAGAGATCGAAAGTCTTATATCCCAGGGTGTGCTTGAAGGCAAATCGGCGCGGGTGCTGTCGAAAGAACTGAAAGGATATGTCAAGGGCAAGCCGATACGGTATGCTGGCACGCTTATCAAGGGCGCGAATCTGAATTATCAGGCGATCAGGCTTGCGGCGACTGAGATGAATATGGCGTTTAGAACTGCTGACTACTTGCAAAATTCGAGACTGCCGTTTGTGACCGGTGTAACGGTTGAACTGTCGGCGGCACATCCGATTTCAGATATTTGCGATGAATTACAAGGACATTATCCGAAGGGATTTAATTTCACCGGATGGCACCCATTATGTTATTCAAGCGATACCGAAGTTTACACCAATGATGGATGGAAACTATTCAAGGATTTATTAGGCAATGAAAACATATTGAGCTTGAATCCCGATACTAAAGACCTTGAATGGACTCCAATTGTAAAAACAATGAAGTACTGGTATAATGGCAAAATGATACGATTTTACAGTCGCTCGCTTGACATGATGGTAACGCCGGATCATAAGATGGTTGGTTTTGACAAGACCAATGGGAAACTTCGATCATCCTCTGCTGAGCAATTCTATGAAAAGCTATATCCTGTAAAAATCAGAAATGTATTTTCAACGAGTAATAGATTATATCGTACATCAGAATGGATCGGAGAAGATAGTCTTTATATAACCATCGGGCAATATGGTATCCAGACTGATTTGTATTGTGAATTTATGGGATATTATTTGAGCGAGGGAAGCACAAGCAGAAAATATGCAGTTACAATAAGTCAAAACAAGGCAAAGAATCCAAATAACTACGAGAAAATATCACAATGTCTCAGAAAAATGCCTTTTAAGGTTACTAAATTTAAGGCAGGATTTAATATTTATGATAAATCACTATGGGAACACGTGAAGCCCTTCGGAAAATCATTTGAAAAATATGTACCTTATGAAATAAAAAAATTACCAAAAGAAAAGATTGAAATATTTTTAGACGCTTATTGTCTCGGTGATGGAACTATCAGGATATCAAAAGCATGGAAAGGTGGAAATTTTAATAATGAGCGAACATTCTCAACATCATCTGTGAAAATGGCCGACGATATTGGTGAATGTATACTAAAAATAGGACATCACCCATCTTTTTATACCGACCAGACGAAAGGCAGAATATCAAAACACTGGAATGGTGATTTTGTATCAAATAACGACCAGATTATCGTCAGGGATTGTCGTTCGCAGTATGTAACACAATTAAACAGAGAGAAAATACCATATTCAGACATGGTTTATGACATAGAAGTTGAAAAGAACCATATTATTTACGTTAGGCGAAATGGTAAATGTGTATGGGGAAGTAATTGCATTTGTTTCGCCACATATGACACCATTCCTAAAGAGGAATTTGTTAAATATATAGAAACTGGCGATCTTGACCAGCGGCGATTCACAAGAGCGATCCCTCAACGGGCGCAGCGGTATCTTGAAAAGAACGGCGAACGGTTACTCGGTTATAAGAACACGCCGTATTGGCTGCGTGATAATTTTACAGATAAACTTGTACTCAGGGATGTAGTGCAGACGCCTATAATGGCGAAACCGGTAGAAATGGTGCAAGAAATGACAAGAGGACATATATTAGAAATGGCGGAAAATGAAAATATTGATGATATAATAAAACATGCAGAGCTCAAAGGAATAAGTCTTGATAAAAAACAAGCAAAATTTATGAGAGAATCTATAAGAAGATGGGGCGGTGGTGAATATCAATCAATAAGAGAATATCAGCAAACCGGAAAAATGTTATGGAAATTTGAAAAAGATATTCCTAAAGTATCAAATGCAGTGGAACAATATATAGATATAATGCCTAAATATAATGGAGATATTGTTTACAGGAACATAAATATTGGTTATAACAGTCAAGAATATAAATTATTCAGCAAGCTTCCTTCTGGTTCCGTTATTAACATGGAGGGCACAAATTCATGGACATCATCAAAGCATTTATATTCGACATCAAGAAATGTGCAATTTGTTTTAGAAAAACCAAAATCAGGCGTATCTATACAACATCTTACCGATAAAATTAAAGAAGAAGAAGTTCTATTTTCAAAGAAATCAGAATTTGTTGTTACAAAAATTGAAGAAATACAAGCAGGTACAATAAAAGAAATAAAACAAGTTGCCGTAGAAGATGATACTTTTGCTCAAATATTTGGTTCTATACCAGAACCAGAAATAATAACTAACGAATTTGATAAACTTGTTATATATGTGAAAGAGGTGAAAAATGTCAAATAAAATAGATAGTAATAATATTATTACTGTCAATGACAAAAATGGAAAAATATTGATTTTAAAAGGTATAATAACTAATGCTGGGAAAAAATTATTAAAAAAGGCGATCACGGCATACGATTTGAGCCTATAAAAGAAACTGAACGAAAGTAACATCACGACCGAATAACCAATAAGGGGAAAACCATGAAAAAACTTAAAGATGGTGAAGATTATTTTTGTTCGCCTGGATTTTTTACAGGCGGTAAACCAGTGAAAAAGCTTGCTTTCATTTGTGCCATCGGGCAGGAAACGTTTATCGAACCGATTGCTCAGGAGTTCGACAAATCAGAAGATTATCAGGTCCACCGATATTACACGAACCAGCAGGCCGACATTATCGCCGGGGTGAAGTGGGCTGACATTGTCTGGCTTGAGTGGTGTAACGAAATATCGACATATGCCAGCCAGCTTTACGAGATACAGAAGAAAGGCGTCATTCTCCGGCTGCACAGCTACGAAGCACTGTCTAACCTACCGACACAAGTTAAATGGGA